ATGCCGGTAAAGGCCATGGACGACATCGTCGGGGTTCTCCCTGACGGAGTGCAGGTAATCGACCCGTTCTGCGGCTCTGGCACAACTGGCGTCGCATGCGCGAGGCGCGGTATGGAGTTCGTCGGAATCGACATAGACGAGAGGTATGCGGAGATAGCGAAGGAGCGAATCGAACGACAATTTCAATTCACGAAAACCGTTGACCGCGTACAACAAAGGTAGTATACTTTAGCCAACATACAACAGAAAGGAGAACCATGGTAAGCATCAAGCTCAAGCGCGACGAGCCCCGCTTCATCCAGTCGCGCAAGTACGACTGGCGCGAGCTTGACGGGCTCATCGGAAAGCGCGAGCTGGTCGAGATCGAGTGCGGGACGCCCGAGGAGGCGCGCAAGGTCAGCTTCACGCTGCTGCACGCGCAGCCGTGCCGCGACGGCGTGTTCACCGTGCGCAAGCACGGCAGCGTCGTCATCGTGGACGCGAGGGGAGGCGATGGAGATGGACGCTAGGGAGGCCATCACAGATCATGAGATCTTGGAGATGGAGTGCCTTGCCCGATACGCCCAGACGAAGCATCGCGGGCGGTTCATGAACGTCACCGTTTTCCCGGACGGCTTCGCCGATGTGTCGGTCGAGGTGGGTGGGGAGGGCTCTGGAATCAGATTCGCCCATGTAGCCATCAGGAAGGACGGGACTGCGGAGGCGTTCGCATGCTGACGGAGGTCGCCGGCAGGGCGAGCGAGTACGCGTTCGTTCAGAGAGCGGCATCGGCATCGAGGTTCCGAAGGGGGGACATCGTGCGCGTCCCGTCGTCCGAGTGTATGGGGGAGTGCCGCGTCATCGCCACCGATCCGGACCATCGCAAGGTAATGATCATGTCCGACAACGGCCACGCCTTGACGCTTCTGGACGACGAGGTGGAGGCTGTTCGCTGACGGACGCGCGGAATCCGACGACTGGCAACTGGCCATCGCCTCGGCGGTGGCCTTTTCTTTCGGATAATTTTAATTTGCCGCGCACATCCTGCCTCGGTTGTGGTATACTATAAACAACGAAAGGGAAGGGCGGAAGCCCGACGAGAGGAGAGAACCATGAAGTTCACCAAGATCCAGGAGAAGCGACTGCGCGAGTTCATGGACGCGATGGACGGGAACGGGTGCCCGCCCGTCACGGAATGGACCGGCGGCACCGGCAGGTACACGACGAAGCGCGTCCTCCCTCCGTTCGTCCAGCGCCTCGAGCGCAAGGAGTACGCGAAGACGAATCTCCCGAAGCACGGGACCGCTGATCGCACGGCATACGATTACCTTGCCGCCGACACGCGCAAGAAGGCCGTGCCCGTGCTCGACCGGGATGCCATGTTCGACTTCCTGTCCGGTGCCGCAAACGGGAAGGAGTGCTAGGGATGCGCGCGATCAAATCGGCTATCGTCAAGGCTTCGGTGCTCGCGACGCCACCGCTGTTCGTGTGGGCGTGCGCAGAGGCGTATGCCCAGCGCGGTTACGTCGCGTGCGGAGGTGAGTTCGGCGTGCTCGCGCTTCCGCTGGTCGCGGGAATGCTCATCTACGGATTCGGGGAGGAGTAGCGATGCCGACTGACGACGACCCCGCGCGCTACCTCCACGGCGGAAATGTGTGCCCATCGTGCGGCGTGCGGCTCTCTATCGACAGCTACCGGCGCGAGACGGAGAACGGGGCCGTCTATCGCAGGTTCAGGTACTGTCCCGAATGCGGTGCGAAGGGAGCTATCGATGACGAATAAGGAGGCGGCAGAGCTCGCAAGGCGGCTCGTCGATATAGCGGACGCATGCGGCGACAGGACGTGCGCGGCCATCATCAAGAACGCTGCGGCGCTGATCCGGTACACGCAGTCCGAGGTGGCCAAGGCCGGGCGCGATGCAAGGCGCGAGCTGCGGGAGTTGCGTGAAGACGGGAAGCGCAAGCTCGATGAGGCCTACAAGAGGGGTCTGGCCGATGGGTATGGTGAGTGCTCGAGGCTGGTCTCCAAGATGAAGGGGATGAAATGAAAGTCACGATCACCAACCTGCGGGGAATCACGGACGAGGAGTGGGAGCGCGTGGAGGACAGTTGCCGCGAGGTATCGGGGGACGATCTATGAGGCCCATGCACGGAGACCGGGCGCGACTTCATCGGAATCGAACTTGACGACGGGTACTTTGAGATCGCTGGCAGGCGAATCGGGGAAGCGCGGCGCGAGAAGGACGCAATGCTGTTCTAGAGCTTGCCCCAGGAACGCCACCGGGGGCTTTTCCGTGGGGTATACTTGAGACATGGCTAACGAAGGGAACCTCATACCGCTCGACAGGAGAACAAAGGCCGAGCGAAGAAAAATAGCGCGGATGGGCGGCAAGGCATCCGGCGAGGCTAGGCGTGCCAAGAAGAACACCGCTCAGCTCACGAGGGCCGTCCTTCTAGGCAAGGCACCGATGGAGGCGGTGGCCGACCTGGGCGACTACATCGGTGGCGTGAGCGGCGAGGACCTGACCGTCAACGCCGCGATGATCGCAGGTCAGGCCAAGGCAGCCGTCGAGGGCAACGCCAGGAGCTTCGAGATATTGCAGGAGCAGCTCGCCAAGGCGGAGAGCGAGGAGCGCACCGTCTCCGACTTCACGCTGTCGCCGCTCAACTTCACGAGCGACTTCGTGGAGCCGTACCGCAGGGCGCGCGAGGCGCTGGACGGCAAGAACGGCATCCGCGAGATCATCAGCAAGGGTGGGCGCGGCTCCATCAAGTCGAACTTCTGGAGCTCGTTCGCCTACGAGACCATGAGGCGCGACCCGCAGGCTCACGTGGTCTTCACGCGCCGTTACAAGGTAGACCTGCGCGACAGCGTATACACGCAGTTCGAGAAGACCGTCCGCCGTGAGGACGATGTGGACAACTGGGAATTTACAACGTCACCCATGCGAGCCACCTACAGGCCTACCGGGCAGATGGTGATGTTCGTCGGGTGCGACAAGCCGATCAGCCTCAAGTCAATGGGCGTCAAGTTCGGCTACGTGAAGCTCCTGATACACGAGGAGTGCGACGAGATGGCCGGTGTCGAGCAGATGGACTCCGTCGAGGACACGTTCCTCCGCTCAGACACCCCGGCGCTCGATATCAAGATATTCAACCCGCCGAAGAGCAAGAACAACTTCATGAACGCATACGCGGCGGAGAAGGCCACCGACCCGGCAACGCTCGTGTGCCACAGCTACTACGACCACGTGCCCGTCGAATGGCTCGGCCACCGCTTCTTCGAGCGCGCCGAGTGGTTCCGCATCCACAAGCCCCAGTACTACGCCAACAACTACATGGGCGAGGTGACCGGCACCGGAGGCGAGCTGTTCGACAACGTGGAGGAGCGCCGCATCACCGACTCCGAGGTAGACGCGTTCAGCTATGTGTACCAGGGCCTCGACTTCGGCTACGAGCACCCGATGGTGTTCATCCGGGTTGCATACGACCGGGAGAACGACGTGCTCTACCCGTTCTTCGAGAAGTACGCAAGGCGCTCCAAGCTGTCTACCTTCGCCCGCGATCTGGACGAGTACAGGCATCAGGAGACCATATGCGACAGCGCCGACCCAGACAAGATTCGAGACCTCCAAGATTGGGACTGGGAGGCCATCGGAGCCACCAAGCGCTGGAAGGGCGGAGGCCGTGACGCGGCGTGGGAGTGGTTGCGCGCCGTGACAAAGATCGTCATCGACCCGGAGCGCACTCCCAACCTCGCCAAGGAGCTGCGCACGCTGGAGTTCGAGCAGCTGCGCGACGGCTCTTTCTCAAGCCGGTACCCCGACCTAGACGAGGACGGCGTGATGGCGACGCTTTACGCGATGAACCGCGTTATAATCGACGAGAAGACGATGGACGATTACCACAGGTAACTCGAGCGAAGGAAGCTAATGGGAATCTTCAACTCGCTACTTGACGCGCTTGCCGACAGGCTGGACGCGCGAATCCAGGGACGCACGGTGTCGCAGGACTTCCGCGACGCCGACGACAAGGGAGGTGACATCTCCGTCGAGTGCATGATGGGCGAATCGCTCGCCAACCTCATGCTCATGGACTTCACCGCCCCGGTATCCGGCGACAGCGCCCGCGCGACGTGGCTCGACGGCGTTAGCGACGACTTCATCGGGCGCGAGCTGACGACCTCGGTCTCGCTCGGCTTCATCACGGGCGACAGCATCACCGTCCCGAGCTGGAACGGTAGATGCTTCGACAACATCGTCGTGCCTAGCGACCGCTACGCCGTGCTCGCGGCGAACGGAGACGAGCTGATCAGTGTAATCTACGAGGCCGACGAGAAGCGCATGGACGACGGGACCGTGTACACGCTCATGCAGGAAATCAGCCTCGAGCGATACGAGAGCGCGGGCGGCGAGGACATGACCGGGTGCCGCTACCGCGTGTTCGTCGCGGAGAACGGCGACATAAGCGGCAAGACGCTAGCCGACTTCCCGGACTGGGCGGCGGCATACGAGCCCGAGTGGTTCGTACCGGCGTGCGACAGGCTGCTCGTGGCCCGCTTCAAGTCGTTCGCGCAGGACCCGCGCCACCCGAACACAGCGAAGGGCGTGCCCATCTGCTTCGGCGCGGGAAAGCCGATACGCGAGATTCACTACCTTCTGGACCAGATGCACACGGAGTTCGGCCTCAGCGAGAAGGCGATCATCGCCGACAAGCGCATGTTCGAGGTCTCGTGGGGCCGAGACCGCAACGGAGACGAGGTGAAGCGCATCCACCTTCCGAGCGGCGCCGAGCGCCTGTTCATGGCCGTCAAGGGCGGCGCGAGCGTCGATGCGGGAATGCAGATTCACGACTGGTCCCCGGAAATCCGCTATCAGGCGTACCTTGAGGATCTGGAGAAGCAGTATCAGCTCGTGGAGAAGGCCGTGGGCGTCTCATCCGGCGTGATCAGCAACGCCAACGACATGTCCTACCAGAACGTCGACAACGTGCGCAAGTCGCAGCAGAAGACGATGAGCTTCATCAAGCGCGCCCGCGCCCGTGCGGACGGCTACCTCGACCAGATGTTCTACATCTGGGACACGCTGGCGAACTTCTACGGCATCGTGCCGCAGGGAGAGTACGAGGTCAAGCACGACTGGAGCGACGACTACATCGACACCTTTGCCGACCGCCAGAACGCGCTCCTCGCGGGTGAGGGCATCGGCGCGACGGACGCATACGATTACCGACTGTTCGTTCTCGGCGAGACTCCCGAGGTGGCGCGTCAGCGCGTGGACGAGATCAAGGCAGCCAAGCGCGCCAACACGTCGCTCGCCGGTATCATCGGCATGGAAGGCATGCAGCAGGGAGGGCAGCAGGATGAGCCTCTATAAAGCCGTCGAGCACGGCAAGGAGCGGCGCAAGCCGTACCGTGGAGCCAAGGCAGTCGACGCGACCTGCCGCAACCACGGCTCGTGCGATCGGTGCCGTAAGAACAGGCTGCACGGAAGGCTCAAGGCCGAGAGCGCGGCGAGAAGCGACATCGAGTCATACGATGGCGGCGACTGATGGCCGACGCTCTCGCTAAGCTCACCGATACGGCCACGACCGACGCGGCAACGGCGGACCTCGAAGCGCAGATGTACGGCGTGGAGGTCGACGTGCTCGAACTCATCGCCGAAAGCTTGGGAAAGGTCACCAAAGATACGACCTATGCCGACGTGGCCGAGATGGTCGCGCAGGACATGCCGCGCATCTCGAAGCTGCTGGAGGACGCAGGAATAACGGCATCGGAGTTCATCGAGCAGCTGTACGACGAGATGGCCGAGCTGAACGACGAGTGGGCTGCGGAGTACTACGAGGCGCGCGGTCTCACGCAGGCCAAGGTGACCGAGGACGCAGCATTGAGCGCCGCGCTAAAGTCCGGGAAGTTCACCGTCGAGAACGGCATCGTCAACCTGTGCAACAGCTCCGTAGCCATGATCATGGACGCAGACGGGAACTCGGTTCCGATAGCCGACGCATACAGGCAGGCGGTGAACAGAGTCGTGCGCGCGATGGTCGGCGGCGAGACCACCAAGGCCAAGGCCGTGCGGGACGCAGTGCGCGCGCTGTCCAACTCCGGAATCCTAGTGCAGTACGGCAGCGGGCAGACGCGCGAGCTGTACTCTGCGGTGCGTCAGAACGTCGAGGAGGGCTACCGGACCACGATGCAGAGCCTCCGCGACGAGCAGGGTCGCAAGTTCGGCGCGGACGGCGTGGAGATCAGCGCCCACAGCCAGTGCGCACCGGACCACCAGGAGATACAAGGGCGGCAGTTCACAAATGCCGAGTTCGAGAAGCTGAACAAGAGCCTTGACCGACCGATAGGCAAGTACAACTGCCGCCATATGACCTTTCCCGTTATCGTCGGCGTGTCCTCGAAGACATACAGCAAGGACGACAGAGATGAGATGATTGCGGCATCCAATAAGAAGGTCGGCTATACCGACATGTACGGCAAGCGCAAGACTTGCACGGCATACGAGTTCACCCAGGTGCAGCGTCAGCTTGAGACGCGCATCCGCAAGCTCAGGACGGACGCGCGCCTGCTCAACGCCGCCAAGCAGGGCAGCGACGATGTGGACGCGCTCATCGACAAGCTGACCGACCGCTACAAGTCCATCAGCAGGCAGGCCAAGGTGCGCACGAGGATGGAGCGCACTGGAATCGACGCCGACTAGCGTTTTAATTCGTGGTAGAATCAATGGAACGGCCCGTTAGCACATCGGTTAGGGCAGTCGACTTATAATCGACCGAAGCAGGTCCGAGTCCTGCACGGGCCACCATCGGAACAGCACCCGCCTTGCAGATCAAGGCGGGTGTTTTTGTGCGTGTGCTATAATTTAGACAGCGTGCGGGCGCTTGATCCCGCCCCCATCTGGGAGCTTGCCGCTCCTAAAAACGGCATAGGAACGGGGAGACACGGAAGGCAAGCAACATGAAGAACATCACCGAGATTCTGCTGGAGCAGGGCTTCGAGATGGACGACGAGAAGGCCAAGGCGGTCGAGAAGGCCGTGCTGGAGTCCTACCGTACCATCGAGGAGCTGAACGGCAAGGCAGCGAAGCTCGAGGCGGCGAACGCGCGCATCTCCGAGCTTGAGGCGCAGTCCTCCGAGCTGACCGACCAGCTCAAGGCACTCGACGCCGAGAAGGGCGCCAACGCCGACGCGGTCTCCGCGCTGCAAGCGAAGGTAGCCGAGTTCGAGCAGGCCGAAGCCGAGCGCAAGGCCAAGCAGGAGGCCGACGAGCGCGAGGCGAAGTTCCGCGAGGCGTTCGACGCCGCCGTGGGCGACCGAAAGTTCGCCAACGAGTTCGTTCGCGACTCCATCTTCCGCAAGTCCATCGAGGCGCGCGGGGCCGACCCCGTGAAGGGCTACGGCGACATCATCGCGGACCTCACCAAGGACGTGAGCGGCGTTTGGCAGAACCCGCAGACCGACCCGAAGAACCTCCCCCGTCCCGGCGAGGACGGCGGAGACACTTCGACCGAGAAACCGACATTCAAGCACTTCTTCTAGTTAGGAGCATCACATGGCAGACACCCGCCAAGACTCCATCTCCATCTTCCTCGACGGCAAGTCCACGAAGGACAAGCTCGCCGAGAGCTATGGCAAGGTAATCGACAACATCGAGGCAGGTACCATCTCTTCCCGCCTCAAGAACACCGACCTCAGCGGCGACCCGACCACCGGCACCGTCGAGGCCAAGCGAATCCAGAACACCGACTCGCAGGTTTACGGCACAGCGCGCAGTGGCAACAAGGGCCAGGAGTACGTGGCCGACCCCGTGACCGTCTCCATCAGCACCGACAAGGAGCTCATCAACGAGGTCGAGGAGAAGGACATCAAGCTCTACGGCGTCGCGGGCCTCATCGAGAAGAAGTCTGCGCTCAACCAGCGCAGCATGATACGCGAGCTCGAGCGCGCGTTCTTCGACTGCGCCAAGACCGAGGGCACCGACGCGGCGCTCGCCGGGGCGACCCTCGCCGACAAGGTGGAGGAGCTTATCCAGAAGATCGAGACCACCAAGAACGGCTACGTCGACGGCGTTCCGCGCGACATGATCCACATCGTCATGACTCCCAAGACCTACGGCCAGTTCCGCAACTACCTCGACACCGGCGTGAACAACGCCAGCGTGAACACCGCCATCGCCGAGATGGGAACCTTCCACGGCGTGAGCGTCTACAGCTCCGTCTACCTGCCGGCCGGCGTTGAGATGGTCGGCATGGTCGAGGGCTCAATCGCGCAGCCCGTCATGACCACCATCGACGAGCCCGCCAAGTTCCCGGCCTCCAACGCCTACCACTTCGGCATCTTCTTCTCCTACGGCACCAAGGCCGTGATGAAGGACCTCATCTTCTGGGACGACCTGGGGGAATAACCGCCGCCGCTGACAAAGCGTCACTTAGCAGCGGCGTGCGAACCACCACGACGCGGGCCAAGGCGGCTTCAACCAAGGCCGCAAAGATCACCGACAAGACCGTGAGCAAGTAAGGGGGCGGGCGCGTGTACCTGAGCTACGAGGACTACGCCGCGATGGGCGGCAAGCTGCCCGAGGGGCAGGAATACGAGAACGCAGAGCGCAAGGCGCGCGCCCTCCTCGACGCATGGACGCTTGACCGCATCAAACGGCTGGACGAGGTGCCGGAGGAGGTCGGGCTGGCGATGTTCGAGGTCATCGAGCGCATCGGCCCGGCCTTCGACGGCAACGGCGGCGTATCGTCGTTCTCGAACGGCGTCAACACCGTCGGCTTCAACGCGAGCGCCGACGTTCGCGGCGATCTCTACGACATCGTGTCGAGCATCCTGCCGGTCGAGTTGATAAGCGCGGCGGTGAGCTTCGATGTTCGTTGACCTGTCGAAGATGTACGGCCAGACCGTGACCGTGCTGAACAAGCTGGACGCCAAGGACGCGGCGATCAAGATGGACGCCTACTACAAGCAGGTCGTCCGCTCGGCGCTCTGGTCCTCGCAGGTGTCCCGCACCGTATCGACGGACGGAAGCGTGCGAATCGGGCAATCGGTGAAGGTCCATATCGCCGACCGCAGCGATTACATGCCCTACGACGAGTGGAAGGCGGCGGGGAACCGCGACGCCTATTTCACCATCCGCACGGGCGATTACGTCATCCTCGGAGAGGTGTCCGAGGACGTGACCGCATCCAACGTGCTTCAGATCGTCAAGGCCAAGGGCGGAGACGCCATGCAGGTCAAGGCGTTCCGAGACCTTCGCGACCAGTCCGTCAGCTATCCTAGCGCCGGCATGGAGTCCATCATGGAGACCCTTTACATCGAGGGGGTCTAGCCGTGGCAACATCGACCGTCACCGTGCATCCCGAAAGGCTTCAAAAGGTCGTGCGGGAACTGGCTAAAGATAGGGCGCTCGGTTCGTTCATGTCGTCTGAGGCAATGCGCGGAATGGACCCTTACGTTCCGTATCGCGGCGGAGGGCTCAGCGAATCGGCAACGGCGTCGAAGCCGTTTTTTGTCTCGTACTCCACCCCATACGCAGACCGCGTATACCAAGGCATAGGCATGCGGATACACCAAGACAAACATCCGAAGGCCGCCAGCAAATGGGATAAGAAATGGTGGCAAGAACACCGCGAGGACTTCTGCCGCTCTGTCGAGGCGTATATCGAGAGGATGCTTTAGCCCATGCATGTGATCGGAAAGACCAAGGCCGCGCTCGAATGGGCGAAGGGCTGGCCGGAACTCGGCGGGTACCTCAAGCTGAACGCCATCGACGCGGAGACAGTCGGCGACGCCGCCATCATGCCTACGAGCAACGACTTCGTAATCCAGCAGTACATCGACGGAAGCGCCGACCGCTATTTCACATTCGAGCTCCGCATGGTGCTCGGATGGTCCGGGGACTTCGACACGGTCAACGAGGAGGCCGTGCGCCTCATGGAATCTTGGATTGAGTGGGTCGCCGAGCAGTACCCGCGAAACGTCCCCGACTTCGGTGCCGGTACTGTCGTGACGGCAATCGAGCCGTTGGGCAACATGCCCGAACCGGCGCTGGTATACGCGGAGAGCCAGACCGCCGAATACTCGTTCTCCGCAAGGATTTACTACACGGAATAGGAGGCCACCATGGCAAACCTCACCCGCGACCTGTGGATTCCACTCATCGACTCCACCTTCGGGGCCGAGGAGGGCACCTACACATGGGTCCGCATCGACAAATCGACCATCTTCGAGCTCAGCTTCAACCCGTCCGAGGAGACCGTGGGCTACATCGACAGCCCGAACGACTCGACCTATATCAAGTCCTACGCGCCCGAGCTGCCGCAGGAGATCACCCTCGACAACGAGAACGCGCTGTTCAAGGCCATGCTGGAGTTCTGCTTGGGCATGCCGACCGGCTCCAGCGCCGACGTGCCGGTAATGCTCGTCTACCCGGACCCGTCTACCGGCAAGGCGATCAAGGCGCGCGTGTGGGACGAGGCGTCCATCTCCCCTCAGACCATCAACACCGTGGACGGCAAGTTGACCTTCAACCTCAAGCTCAACGGCACCCCGAAGAAGGGCACCGCCAGCGAGAGCGGCGGAACCTGGAAGTTCAGCCCTGCCGCGTAGGCGCGCGGGCCAGATGCTACAATGTACCCGTGGGGCGAACGCCTCGCGGGGTTTTATTTCAACGAAAGGGGAAGCATGATCGAGTTCACAGGCGCCGACGGAAGCACCTACGAAATGCCGGAGCTTGACGCGGCGCTGTACGCGAAGCAGGAGGCCGTAGACAACGCCGAGAACATGGAGACTCGTTTCAGCGCGGCGTGGTCGTTCATCCGAGCTGCGTTGCCGGACGAGTGCATCATGGCCGAGATCGGGACGACGGAGAAACGCAAGGCAGGAGTTCCGCGCATCATGACGCTGTATCAGCGCGTTAAAGCCGCCTACTGGGAGGATTACAACGCCGACCAGCGAGCGCAGATGGACGAGAACATGGAGGCGATCAAGGGCATCCCCGAGGCCGTGGACGCAATCGTGAAGGCGCAGGCGCTCGCAAAGAAGCAGGGCAGCCGTCAGGCGTTCCGCATCGCCAACTAGCCGATGATAGATTTACGCGAGCCTAGGCTCCCCGACTGCCTCGAGGTGGACGGGGAGCTTTTCGACATAAAAACCGATTTCCGCGTTTGGATCAAGTTCGGGGCGATGCTCGCCGACGAGCGCATGGCGTGGTTCGGCATATTCAAGGGCGGCATTCCATCGAGCGCTGACTGGGTTCGCGTCGCGGTCGAGTTCTACGCGGACAGGAACGAGACGCCGAGCGATTCGTCCAGCTCGAGAAGCGACGCGCGGGCCGTCGATTTTATTTCGGACGGCGAGTACATCGTCGCCGCGTTTCAACAGGCATACGGCATCGACCTCACCGACCCGTCCACGACGATGCACTGGCACAGATTCATGGCGCTGTTCAGGGGCCTCCCAGAGGACACGATGATGAGCAAGATAATGGGCTACCGCACATGGAGGAAGTCGAGCAAGAAGCACGACGACGCGATGCGCGACCTCAAGCGCGCTTGGGCGCTGCCAGATAAAGGCGCGGAGGCCGACAAGGATCGCGTGCTAAAATTATTTAACGAGAGATACGGTTAGCGCGGGGATGTCTACCTCATAGGGGGTGGCATGGCTAGCTCGGATGTCGACATCAAACTTGGACTTGACAGTTCGAAAGCTGAAAAAGACGCAAGCAAGGCTCTGAGTGGAATCGGCAGCAAGGCCGCGGGCGCGGCGTCAAAGATCGGCAGTGCGTTCATGGCAGGCGGCGCAGTCGCCGCCGCCGGAGTCGCCGCCATCGGCAAGGCCGCGCTCGACGCATATGCGCAATACGAACAGCTCGCGGGCGGCGTCGAGACGATATTCAAGGGCAGCGCCGACACAGTAAAGCAATACGCTGATCAGGCGTACCTCACCGCCGGAATGTCGGCGAACCAGTACATGGACGCCATCACATCGTTCTCGGCGTCGCTAATCCAGTCGCTGGGCGGTGACACGAAGGCGGCGGCCGAGGTTGCGGACATGGCCGTGAAGGACATGGCCGACAACTCAAACAAGATGGGCACGAGCATGGATAGCATCGTGCAGACGTACCAGAGCATTGCTCGCGGGAATTACGCGATGCTCGACAACCTGAAACTTGGCTACGGAGGAACCAGGGCAGAGCTTGAGAGGCTGGTCGGTGACGCAAACAAGTACAAGGAGTCCATTGGCGGCGTCGGAGACCTGACCTCCGACAACTTCGCCGATGTGGTCGAGGCCATCCATACAGTCCAGACGCAAATGGGAATCACGGGCGCGACCGCTCAGGAGGCGGCGACAACCATCGAGGGCTCCGTAAACTCAATGAAGGCCGCGTGGGAGAACTGGCTCACGGCGCTAGGACGCGACGACGTTGACATGGGCGAGATGACCAAGAATCTGGTCGAGTCCGTCATCACGGCGGCGAGCAACATCATCCCGCGAATCGGCGAGATAATGTCATCAATCGCCGAGACGTTCGGAGCGCATGCGCCTGAAATCGCGACGTCACTGTATGAGGGCCTGTCGGCGAACCTGCCGCCACTGCTTTCGCAGGCGTTTCAGGTGGCGCTCGACGCAGTGCTCGCCATGTTCGCCGAGTTCCCGTCCGTCATAGCGGATATCCTAACCGGAATCGTGCAGTTCACGCCGAACCTTGTGACGGCCTTCATCCAGCTGTTCATGGCGTTCCTGCAAGCGCTCCCGTCGATCGTCGTCTCCATCGTGACGGCGCTTCCCCAGATCATCGTCGCAATCGTTTCGACGCTGCTACAGAATCTGCCGAACCTCGTCATGGCGTTCATCCAGCTCTTCTTCGCGTTCATCCAAGCGCTACCGACCATCATCGCGAGCATCTTGGGCGCTCTTCCGCAGCTCATCGCGGCCATCCTGTCTACCGTCATATCTTGGGGCGGTCAGCTCCTGTCGTCTGCGGTGCAGTTCTTCACGAACTTCGTCACGGGCATCGGAAACACGTTCGGCAACATCACGAGCAAGGTCGGCGAGATTCCCGGCATGGTCATTGGCGCGCTCGGCAACATCGGTAGCACGCTGTTCGCGTCGGGCAAGTCTCTCATTCAGGGATTCATCGACGGAATAGGCTCGATGATAGGAAGCATTGGAGATGCAATCGGCGGTGCGCTCGAGACCGCCCGTTCCTACTTCCCGTTCTCGCCCGCCAAGCGCGGACCGTTCAGCGGCAGAGGGTACACGACGTACTCAGGCAAGGCGCTCATGCGAGACTTCGGAAAGGGAATGATCGATGGAGCGAAGGACGCCAAGCTCAGGGCAGAGGACGCGCTGGCGAGCGTTCAGGCTTCATTGGCAGCTCCCATCTCGTCGCGCGTCAGCGTCGCGGGGGCGACGAACAACAGCCGGACGTATTCCGTGACCATCGGCGACGTGAGCATGGGCGGCGACGCCAAGACGGCGGCGGCGGTCGAGCGCTTCTTCAACGATTTGGGAATCATCCAGCGCACCGGAGCGTACTAAGGGGGACACATGGCATATTCTCAGGGCGTCGCCCGCAAGAACGGGACGACCTTCTACACGATCAACCTTTGGTCGTCGCGCTCTGACGTTTCGATAAACACGTCTCGCATCAGTTGGGCGGCAGACGTGACGTTCGGCGACTGGTACTACTGGGGCGTTAGGCTGCACATCGCGGTCGATGGCGTCGAGGTCGGGAGCTGGGCCGGAGCCTGCACGCACAGCGGGCAGAAGGTCATCAACGTATCCGGCACGCGGGACGTGGGGCGCGGCGCGTCATCTCGAAACATCCAAGTCAGCGCGTGGACCACTTCGGAGACGGTCGGCGGTTCCGGCGGCGTCGGCATCACCGCGTCGTGCGCCACGACCGAGACCATCCCACAGAAGGGCTACCTCACGCCGCGACCGCCTAAGAGCTTCGCAGCGTCGCGCGTGAGCGACATTGAGATGGGCATGACATGGCAGGCCGACTATACCGGCTTGGCCGGCGACTATCCTTGGTCGAATGTCCTCATCGACCGCCGAACCGACGACGGCGGTTGGGTGCAGATCGCCACGCTCGGTTGGAACGCGCTCAACTACACTGACCGCACGAGCGAGGCGGGCCATAAGTACGAGTACGGCGCTCGCGCGTCCGGCCCGGGCGGCGTGTCGTCCCGCGTGACCGCCAAGGCGCTTTTCACCACGCCGAATGCACCCACATTGGTGACGCTGTCGAAGCGCGACGGCACGTCCGTCCGCGTCGGAATCGACGGGGCGCCGAAGTACGCCGACAGATACAACATGCAGACGAGCGTCAACGACGGAAAGTGGGGCGCGTCGCAGGAGGTGGCGTCGTTCCCGACGACCATAACGGCATCGGGCAAGGTCAAGGTCCGCGTTCAGGCGGTCAAGGGGTCGCTCTTAAGCGCGTGGCGCGAGTCCAACGTCGTGACCACCATCGTCGCGCCCAACGCCCCGACGCTCACGGTGAAACCGGCGTCTGTCGTGGCGACAGGCTCGACCCTCAAGATCGAGTGGACGAGGAGCCACCCGGACGGCTCCGCGCAGACCTCCGCACAGGTGGGCTACACCGTCGACAGCAAGCCGGAGGTCGTGGCTGGCATCTCGGGCGGCACGTCGACCTACACGCTTCCCTCGTCCGTCGCCGCGAAGGCGTGCGCCGTCAAGGTCCGCGTCCGAACAAAGGGCATCCATCAGGACTGGGGCGCGTGGTCGAGCCAGTACGCCTTCAAGGTCGCCGTGCCGCCCTCGGTAAACTTCACCGTGCCGGGAGTCGACGGGGCAAAGATCGGAGACCTGCCGCTCGTCGCTCAGTGGAACGTGACAGACGCCACCGGAGTGTCATCGCAGCGCATCGAGCTGTTTGACGATGGCGGCTCCGTGCTGCACTCGGCCACGCCGGGGAACGACACACGCAAGTACACCTTCGGGGACGGCACGTACCGCCTCGCCAATGCGACCGAGTACCGGCTGCGCCTGACCGTGCGCGGAGGCTCGTCGCTGTCGGTTGCGTCTGAGCGTATATTCTCGACAAGTTTCGCGGAACCTGCGAGGCCGACGGCGCTTGTGGAGTTGGACCGCGACGCGATGTCGCAGGCCGTGACGGTTCAGGCGGGCAATAGAAGTTCCGCAGAGGATGAGGAGTTGCATATCGAAGGCACGGAGGGAACGCTCATACCGGGATTTTCCATATTCTGCAAGGATGTTGGCGGCAAGGCGTCCCCTAGCTCTATCAGCATTTCATCAAGCGATGGCGGAGAGGTCGCGTCGGTCAAGATAGATGTCAAGGGCAATCCGCTGCATACCAGCTCTGGCGGAAGGGACGAGCTGACGATTGACTCGTCTGGCTCGGTTAAGATACTCAAGGTCGGCGGCGGCGAGGTCGCACTCGGCTCGGTCAACATGCCGGAGTTCAAAGCGGGAGTGACGGTTATTTCGGTAGATGCGGACGCGCCGTGCGTCGTGCGCGTCAACTATCCTTTAACTGATTCCCTATCGGTCACGCGCGTGCTTGCGGACGGTTCGCGATGGCTCGTTGCTGACGGTCTTATGTCTGGTCAACAGTGCATCGACCCGTTACCGCCGCTGAACACGGATTATAATTATGAGCTTGTGGCCGAAACGGAGGGGGGCGCATCGTCCACGGTCGCGCTCGGCCAGCACATCGACTCGAAGGGCCGCATGGCGCTGAACTTCGGCACGGCGGCGCGCGTCGCGCACGTAATGGGCGCGAATGCGAAGATCAGCTCAAAGTCCGAGCAGTCCGGCGAGCTGTACCACTTCGCCGACGGCGGCGAATCCGGCGGGCTTCCCGTTTGGTACGGTACGGGCGACATGGACGCGAGCGATTCCGTGTCGTTCGATCTTCACGACCGCTATGAGCGCGACCGATTCCAGAAAAGCGCGCGCATCTACCCCGTGGGTTGGTTCCGCGACGCGATGGGAGGGCGCATCCGGGCGCGCATGGGCTATAGTGAGAGCGTCAGCGCCGGAGGCATCGCGGTATGGGAGGAATCCGTGGACATGGACGAGGTAATCTTCGAGGAGGCGTGGTAACGTGGCGGATTGGTCGAAGCCTTTCACGGCGCGCTACCGCGTAATGCGCGTCGACCGCGCGACCGGCAACGAGACGGCCATGCTGGACGGCGTGACAGCGAAGAGCATCACCCGCAACATCGACAGCCAGACCTACGAGAGCGCGAGCATAGAGACGTCGCGCGACCAGCGGCTCGGTAGCGACCTGCTCCGCATCTACCTCGACGCCGAGTTCGCGGACGGCACGGTCGAGACGGTCCCGCTCGGGACGTTCGTCCCCAACCTGCCGAAGCTCACGCGCTCAACCGGCCTCGCCACGGGCACCATCGACCTAGACGGCAGGCTCAAGGAGGCATCGGGCACGCGATACCCAGCGCCCGTGACCGTACCGGCTGGAGTTAAGGCCGTGGCGCAGGCAAAGACCGTGCTCGAGTCGTGCGGGCTCACCGTGGATGCAGAGGGAAGCGATTACGAGTTGTCGACGGCGTGGTCGCTCGGCGTGGACGAGTCCGGCAGCGAGCAATCAAAGCTGGATGATGCCAACGCCCTGCTCGACATCGCCGGGTTCAGCGCCGCCCGCACCGACGCGATGGGCGTGGTCCACCTGCGCCGGTACGTCGAGCCCGCATCTCGACCGATCGCCAAACGCTACGAGGAGGGCCGAGACGCCCGCTTCCTCCGCGAGATAGAGGACGAGCGCGACGCCTCCGAGATCGCGAACTACGTCGTGGTGACCTACTCGACCAGCGAGGGAACAGTGGTCGGCACCGCGAAGAACGAGGACCCGGGCGACCCGTACTCCATCCCGTCCATCGGCTACGAGCGGTGCGCTTCGTACAGCTACGACAGCCTCGTGTCGCAGGATGAGGCCGACGCCAAGGCGCGGCGGCTCCTAGAGCAGCAGAAGGTCGTGCGCCGCGTGACCGTCCAGCACATCTACGACGGCGTGACGTGCGACGACGCGGTCGAGATGGACTACCCGAGCGCCGACATGGCGGGACGTTTCACCGTGAGGGCGCAGGGCATAGAGTGCGGGGCGGGCTGCCTCGTCAAGGACGAATGGAGGGCCTTCGAATGAGCGACATACTCAGCTCCGCGCGCGCCGCGTCGCGTGCCATAGCCAAGATGAGCGGCAAGCGCAACGGGCGGACCGACAGCGATCAGCGCGGCATTAGGTGGGCCGACGTGGTGGCCGTCAACGGGAAGTTCGCGGACGTGATGATGGACGGAACCGTGCACAGCCCGCTGCGCTACACCCGCGAGTGCGAGGGCATGGCCGAGGGCGACCGCGTGATAGTCCAGTACATGGGACGGGAGCCGGTAATCGTAGGTGTGATGTCGGTCGGCTATCCAAGAGTCGTCAAGATAGCAAAGGGCATCAATCTGTCTGTTTCAGGAAAGATGTGCGTCGTAAGCGTCGATTATCTGAACGTAACTCAGGCGCACACGACGCTGGATGTTGGTACTTTACCGGAATGGTGCGTGCCATACCCCAGCGGACTCAATCCTGACGGAATGTGGATCGGCTATATGTTTACGAGAGGCGCGGAGTCATACGGCCAGGTTATGGCGCTAACAGATGGTCGTGTGCAGGTACACTCAAGCGTAACGGGAGCATTTCACTCCGGCCAAGTGTTCTTCATGATGAAATGATGCGCTATCATTTTAATTGTCGGCAATCCGAGAAAGGGGAACACATGGATGCTGAGAAACGCGAAGGGTTCGAGTTCCAGCAAGTGCCGCTTGTGCTCCACGAGTCCGCGATGGCTCGAGACCATCGAATCATGCGGTGGATTGTGGTCGGCTGGGCGGTGACCGCGCTCGTGCTTGGCGCGATCATCTTCTGCTACGCGAATTCCGGGTACGAGGTCACAACCGAGACAACCACGACGGAAACGACAACCCAGAGCGCAGATTCTGGCGACAGTGGAAACGCGATTGTAGGGGACGGCGATATAACGATTGGCAACGGCGAGTAAAACCGTAACCGAGACCACCACGGTCAGGCTCACCGTACGCAAGACCTCCGGCCTGTCAAAGCTCATGGGGGCCACGTCGAGCGACGGCACCGAGACGAAAAGCACGGAGTCCACCGGGCGAAAACCGGGCCGTCCCAAGGGAAGCAAGGACACCAAGCCCCGCAAGACGCGGAGCGACAAGGGAAAGAAGCGGGAGACGTATGCGGGCAAACCGGTCAAGGGCCAGAGCTGAACTCAAGGCCGTCAAGACCCGCGCAGAGCCGGATGAGTGGATAGACATGATCAGCCTCACGGACGACGAGCGCGGGATCGCCCGCATGGTCTACGGAGACGGATACGGCATCGCCCAGGTCTGCTTCAAGACCGGTTACTCGCGCCGTCAGGTATGCCGGAAGCTCGTGAAGATTCAAGACCGAATATCCTAACGTGCTATCATAAGCGCGGCGGGACACCACGCCCGCTGCATCCCCGCGCGCCCCTCGTGCCGAACGGCATGGGGGGCATTTTCATGGCATTTTCGCGGCAATCCATACGGGCTCTGCCGCCCTATCGTTATGGGTGACGATAGGAGGCCATGTGTTCCGGCCCTATACGCAGCAGCCGTTCCAGAACCCCTACGCCACCGCGCAGGTGGCTGCCGGAAGGCTCGCCGACACCGAGTACGACCACGTGACGATGCCGCACGACCAGGTGGCGAAGATCGTCAAGGAGACTGAGGCGACCAACCCCGACGTGCCGCCCGCCATGCGGCAGAAGTGGGACGCAGGGCACAAGGCCGTCATCGAGAAGATGGCCGAGGCCGAGACCTACCTCGGGATGTACAGGTAGGGGGGGAGACATGGCGGAGATTGACGAGAGGATGCACGCCATCGCGGCGAAATCGTTGGCGAAGAACGCAGACGATTGGCGCGCGTATCCACTGCTCGACACGGCGGAGCGCCGCATGCAGCGCGAGCGCGAGATTTACGGGGACGTGATGCCGGAACCGGCTGACGTTTCCGACTTCGCGCTCGAGGCGCGAGATTACATCCAGACCGGCGACGAGGGGAAGCTCCACGAGTGTCTGGACGTGGCGCACGCCACGATCAGCGAGATGCACGCTGCCTCCGATGGCTGTTGCCGCGAGTGCATCGAGATGTGGGTCCGCGACCTCGCGTCGGTGCTATAATCAATGCGGGCGGCTTTACTCCTTTCCCGCCCCTATCCTCCCTTTCCCGCGCGTGAAGCGGGAAGCCCGGTCCCGAGGCACACGGGGCCGGGCTTTTTTGCGATATAATGTCGCCGGGGATTCCCACGTCGCGAGATAGGGCATTTTGATTTGGACGAGTTGAGCATAGGCAGCATCGCGTCGTTCGCGATGATGTGCATATCGGTCGTAACGCTCATAAGGACTATCAACGCCAGCAAGCAGAGCAGACGCGAGAAGGACATCCGTGATAACTACAAGCTGGACGTCCTCACGCAGCGATTCGACGAGCTTAACGCGCTGCTACACAGCCTAACCGACGGCTACACATCAAATGAGAAGCGAATATCCCTCCTGGAGCGCAACGACTCCAGGCAAGACAAGAGGCTTGCCGAGCTTGAGGAGCGCATGCGCCATATCATCGACGAAGTTCTACCTAATATCGGGAGGTGATCAAATGGACGCAATGAAGGAATGGGCCAAGGCCGCCGCGATTCGCGCCGTCAAGACCGCCGCGCAGTCTTCTATCGGCACCATCGGCGCGAGCGCCGCCATGGGGCAGGTAGACTGGCAGCTCGTCGGGAGCGCCGCGCTGCTCGCCGCCATCGTGAGCCTGCTCACGAGCGTGGCCGGTATCCCCGAGGCTGGCGACGGCGCCAGCGTCGTCAAGCTGGCGAAGTCCAACGAGATCAAGGAGGCCTGATTGGCAGATTTTGAGAACGTCCAGCCGGACGAGTACAAGCTGCTCGGAATGAACTACACGGCTGGCCGACCGTGGGGCATCACGGGTGTCACCATCCACCACATGGCGGGAGACCTGGACGCGGATGCATGCAACCGCGCCTGGCGAAACGCCGGGACTTCCGCGCACTACTCCATCGACCGTAATGGCAAGATCGTCCAGCACGTCAACGACACCGACCGCGCTTGGGCGTGCGGCGACAGCGTGGGGGTGAACTCGGGCGGCAACGACCGCTCCATCAGTATCGAGCACGCTAACAACGGGTCTAACCCGTGGACCGTCCACCCGGCTGCCATCGAGAGCGGCGCGCACCTGGTAGCCGCGCTGTGCAGGTACTACAACCTAGGGCGTCCAGAGTGGCTAAAGAACGTTTTCCCGCACAAGCACTGGAGTTCGACCGCGTGCCCCGGCGAGCTGGCTGGCTCTCAGAACGCCGAGTACATGAAGCGGGCGCAGGAATGGTACGACGCAATGGTATCGGGCGGAGCCGCGCCGAATCCGACCCCGACGCCGACTCCGCAACAGAAGCCGGAGAACCCCGGCGCCGAGGTCCACGTCCACTACGGGCTGCACCGGCTCGGCGGCGGTTGGCTCGGAGAAGTCACCGACTTCAACAACGCGAACTCCGAGGGCTTCGCGGGAGTGCCGAACTGCGCCCACGACATGCTGTACGCGCGCGTTGATCGCGGCACGCTCAAGTACCGCGTCAAGACGGCGCAGGACGGATGGCTCCCGTGGGTGTCGCGCGGTGACAAGAATGACACGGTGAACGCCTGCGCCGGCATCTTCGGGCACGCCATCACGGGCGTCCAGCTCTACTACACCACCCCTGGCGGCGAGACGTTGAAGCAGGCGTGGTACCGTTCGCAGACCACCAAGCGCGCCGGGTGGCTCGAGGTGTGCTGCGATGACGGCACGAGCTATGGGCAGTACGACGGCTGGGCCGGCATGGACGGCGAGCCGCTGGACCGCCTGCAGATCAAGATCGCGAGCGCGAACCCGTTCTAACGCATTCCCCGGTTCGAGAGGGCCGGGGATATTTTTTGCAAAGCAAAAGAAAATATTTGCCACATAGTAGAAATGTTGTGCTACAATTCAGTTGTCGAAAGGAGATGCATATGACGGGATTCGGGAACAACCTGCGCGCCGAGCGCGCGCGCAAGGGGATGACCCAGCAGGAATTGGCCGACGCCTCCGGAATGAGCAAGAAGTCGATAACTCTGTACGAGAATGGAAAGACGCTACCGCGGCTCGACAAGGCGCAATCGATCGCGAAGGCGCTGGGCGTCAATCTGGAGGCATTGTACGACTAGGGAGGACACGAGAAATGAAGTTGAACGACATCCAGCGCGTCGCGGTGGCGGCTGCGCTCGAGAAGCAGCTCAAGAAGGTTCTCGACTCGCGCGCCGTCGACAGCCCGCGCGCGAAGGTGGACGACGACCTGCGCGAGGCGTTCGAGCGCGACGGCGTGGACCGCAGGCGCATCATCGTCAACGCAAGGGAGGTCGGCACGCTTTCACTGAGCATGATCAAGCCGCGCCACGGCGTCGAGATGCGCGTGGATAGCACGGCAAGGCTCGCGGACTGGGTTCGCGACACGGACGAGGGCCGCGACGCGCTCATGATGGCAATCGGGGACGTGCGCGTACAGGATGCGCTCGTTTCAGCTGCTACCGAGTACGGATTCCTGCCCGACGGGTGCCGAATGGTGCAGGTGGACGAACCGGCCCGCATCAAGGGGACCGTCCTGCGCGTGAAGCCGGAGAAGGTCGCGGAGGCGCTGGCGGGCGAGCTGCCGCAGACGGTGGCTGGGCTGCTGGGAGGAGAAAATTGATGAAATACCTAGCGATGGTAAAGAACGACCGGGCTATGCCGGCAATCATCCAGGAGGCTATCGAGAATGGGTTTCGCGTGCTTTCGTCTGATGGTGAATGCGTGACCGTCAAGAGTGGTTGCCTGCCCGTGGAAATCAGCTACGAGATGTGCCTATGCCATGGCGGTCGAATGCGGCCCAGCCAGAAGAACACAGGCATTCGCATAGAGCTTTCGTCTGATACATACGACGAGGATAAGGGAATCGTGGACGCCGAGACGGAGCTGGCATGGCGCATCGAGAACGAGATGGCAGATACCGTCAAATCGTTCGAGCGCTACGTATTCGGGGAACCGGGCCACGACATCAACTCGGAGTATGGAACGGTTCTCCGCAAGTGCCCAAACCCTGACATCTACTATGAGCACGCCTATGACGGCGAGGATGACGGGAGGATTAAGTTCATCGGACGCTGCTTCCGGCGTGGGAACGGTGAGTTCAAGAAGGACAGGGAATGGAACATCGAGTACCGCGTGTTCCGTAAGGGCAGGGGATGACGAAGTGAGTAGGCAGACGCAGAAAGGCACGTCGTTCGAGTCCCAGGTGGTCGCCTACATGATCGGTCGCTTCGGCACCGGCATAGAGCGCCGCGCCAAGCACGGGATGAAGGACATGGGCGACATCGCCGGGGTCTTCATCGGAGGCAAGCCGTGCGTGGTCGAGTGCAAGAACCACAAGGCCATGCGCCTTCCGGAGTGGCTTGAGGAGGCCGAAATCGAGCGAGGCAACGCAGATTCCGAGTATGGCGTGGTTGTCCACCATCGCAAGGGCAAGGGCGCGAAGAGCACCGGGGAGAGCTACGTCACTATGACACTGGAGACGTTCTGCGACATCATCGCAGGCGGGAGGGAGATTTGATCATGAACGAAATCGTGAAGTTCGAGAGCGATTCGGGCGCGTCTGTCGAGCTTACAGCCCAGGACATCAAGAGCTATGTCTGCGAGAACGCTACCGACAAGGAGGTCGGCCTGTTCCTCGCCCACTGCGCGGCCCACAAACTAGACCCCATCGGCTCTAAGGACGCCTATCTGGTCAAGTACGGAAGCGCACCGGCGAGCATCATCACCGGGTATCAGGTGTTCAACCGCCGCGCCCGCAACTTCCCGGACTACGCCGGCATCAGGTCCGGCGTCGTGACGCTCAAGCCGAACGGGCAGGTGCAGCACAAGCAGGGCAGCGCTGTTTACCCGGACATCGACGGGAAGCTGCTCGGCGGATGGGCCGAGGTGTACGTCAAGGGATGGCAGGCACCGGCATACGTCGAGGTTTCCATGTCCGACTACAGCACAGGCAAGAGCAACTGGTCGAAGATGCCCGGCGTCATGATCGAGAAGGTCGCCAAGGCGTCGGCGTGGCGTCTCGCCTACCCCTCGGAGTTCTCAGGCATGTACACGGCGGAGGAGATGGCGCAGGCGAAGCCACGCCAGACGGCACAGGATGCCCAGCACGGCCCTATTCAGGTCGAGCCGGTGTCAGTGGAGCCTGCGGGTCAGAACGCGCCTCAGGTAGCGCCACAGGACGCCAAGCCGGACATCCTGCAACCGGTCCGCGACCTCATCAAGCCATTCGCCGCCAAGCTCGGATACGACATGGCGCGCGCCACGGGAGCGTTGCTCGACTACGTGGGGGCAGACAGCATGACGGAGCTTGACGAGCGTCAGGTGGCGGACGCCTGCGCGTACATGCAGGATATTATCGAGACGGAAGCTATGGGGGGGTAGCGCTATAATGTTATTGCAGTTGTTCGTGGCTTCTGCAATCATAGTGATGCACAGAGCCTAGGCTTGTGTATATAAACGACCCCCGATGCCACGGACTTCGGGGGTCGTTTGGTTTGGGTCGCCAATGACAGAGTGGAAAAGATATACATGGCAGGGAGTACCGCTGCTAGTATCTGACGACGGAAGAATAGTTGCGCGCAGATACACGTCTTTAAGGTCGAATGGAAGCAAATACACTCACAGGGCGCGCGTAGTAAAAGCATACGAAAGCGGAAACGGTTATCTATCGTGCAATATAGATGGAAAGTCGATGTCCCTTGTTCACAGAATCGTATGCTCTGCGTTTCACGAGAACCATAACGACCTCCCATGCGTCAATCACATAAATGGGGACAAGCGCGACAATAGAAAGGATAATCTTGAGTGGGTGACGTACAGCCAAAATACATTGCACGCAGTTCAAGTGCTTGGCAAGAGGATCGGTAAGGCGAAACTCTCCGATGAAGAAGTCCTCATGATCAGAGGCGATTGTAGGACGCAACGTGAAATAGCAAATGATTACGGAGTTGGACAATCGACGATCAGCTCAGTAAAGCGCGGGGCCACTTGGGGTCAAGTAGGAGGAATTAGGACAAGGAGGCGTAGAGGTGAAGGTTCCAATGTGCTCTCAGATGACCAAATAAGAGAGATACGAAGCGCGAATGAAAAGCAGATTGTTCTCGCTAGACGATATGGTGTATCGAGGGCGACTATTTGCAGGGTTATAAATGGAAGGAATAAAAATGTCGGTTAATTCTGTCTGCATCAGCGGCTTTCTCACCCGAGAGCCGGACCTCCGCACGACGGCGGGCGGTACTCCGGTCCTGTCGCTCGGCATCGCCGTCAACGATCGTCGCCGTAACGCGCAGACTGGCGAGTGGGAGGACTATCCCAACTTTGTCGACTGCACTATGTTCGGCAAGCGCGCCGAGGCCGTGAGCCAGTACCTCGGCAAGGGAACCAAGGTCGCGCTGTCGGGCCACCTGCGCTACAGCTCGTGGGAGCGCGACGGCCAGAAGCGCAGCAAGCTGGAGGTCATCGTCGATGAGCTTGAGTTCATGAGCCGGGGGCATAATGATCAGCGGCAATACTCTCCGGCACCATCGCAGCAGGCAGCCCAGGAAATCTACGCGTCTGATATCCCGTTTTGATGGTATAATCATATGAGCGATTGATGACGGCTCTCGCGTAACATAGCTTTCAACCCCGCAAGGGGATTGGAATATCGGAAGCCCTCGGTGCCGTCATCACCGGGGGCTTTTCGTTTAGGAGGATATATGAAGCACTCTTTTCTAGTGCATGTTGCCGAGAAGATAGGAACCGAACCGGCGATATTGGAAAGCGAGCTGTCATTCATAGCAGACAACTTTGGTTGCCGGATGTATGGGTATACGTCCTTCACCATTTCGATTTCCAGGTTAAAAAGAAAGTTCTCTTATTTCGAGAAGAATATATCTGACTGCATTATCGCCGTCGATTCTCTTTTGCCGTTCGATATATACGCCAGCGACAGCGGGCGAGAGATACTCGTCGAGATAGACGATAGGTGGCTTTCATACAGGGGTGACGAGGCATGAGCGATTCGGTTTCTACACGCGGGATACTGCGCGGCGGGTACGGGATCGTCGCAAAATCCGTCATGAGGGACACGTCGCTCAGCCCAGAGGCGAAAGCGATATACGCCTACCTGTGCTCGTACTCAGGAAGCGACGGGAGCTGTTTCCCGTCAGTCGGGCGCATGGCATACGAACTCGGGATGTCTGAACAGCGATTGAAAAAACACCGAAAGCAGCTAGAGGAAGCTGGATATATAACCATTGAGCGAAGGCGCGAGAATGGAAAGCAGACAAGCAACCTTTACGTCATTGAGCTTCAGCCGTCAGGTTTTCTGACCCCTGAAAACCTGACCCCTGAAAACCTGACCCCTGAAAACCTGACCCCTGAAAACCTGACCCCTGAAAACATGACCCCTACAATTAACAGTTCCACAATTAACAGTTTTACAATCAACAGGCTTACAAACAACAGTGATGATGAGCCCGGCCGAACCGCAAATAAGAAAAAGCCCAAGGAGCAGCGACACAAGTACGGCGAGTACGACAACGTTCTCCTGACAGACTCCGACCTATCCAAGCTCAAATCCGAGTTCCCGAACGACTGGAAGCAGCGAATCGACCGGTTGTCCGAATACATGGAATGCAAGGGCGCGAAGTACAAGAACCACCTTGCGACGATCAGGTCGTGGGCGCGCAAGGACTCCTCGACTGCGCAGGCGCAGGCGCAGGCGCAGGCGGCCCCGAAGTGGGAGCCGGTGCGACATGAGGACTTCGAGGAGAGGCAGCGTAGAGAGGAGCAGAGGCTCCAGGAGTTCAGGGACCTAAAGAGGCGCGGTATGGTATCCGGCTGACTTTCACTTTGCGCGAGATAATTTTAATTTTCTCGCCCCATCCCATTGTCATCGTGGTATACTATAGCCAACGTAGGAAACAGAGGAGAAAGGAGACGCCGTGTACGAGAAGGTATACGAGGGAACGCGCGGCGCCCGCTGCGAGACGTGCGGGTTCTGCGCCGTGAGCGAGGAGGTCATGGCGGCGTCCGGCGAGGGCCGCAAGCGGTACACGTGCATGCGCTGCCCCGACTTCGTGCACGCCACGCAGGGGCTCGCGAGGTGCAACTACTGGGAGGCGCGACATGAGGGCTGAGTCGTGGGACGGGCGCGAGGGCCACGTGTCCAAGTGCAGGCAGTGCGGCAGGCGTTTCCGCGCGACAAGCGCCCGACAGCGGTACTGCTGCGGGTGGTGCGAGAACGTTGCGCACAGGAACGAGAGCAAGAAGCCGGTGGACGTGTACCTCGGCGCGAGGAGCGAGGCTGGCCGCGAGATCAACGAAATGCGCGCGGCGCTGGCTGAGGGGAGGTGCGTCTGATGCTGGACGGTTACCTGCTCAACCTGCGGACGTTCCGCGAGGTGAGTGACGACAAGGCGCATGCGTTCAAGCCGCTCGAGGAGGCGGCCGAGGTATACGCCGCGTGGCAGGACTGCGACTGCATGCGGTACAGCCCGATCATGACGGCGCGCAGGGAGTGCCGCCAGAGCCTTATCGACGAGTGCATGGATACCGTGCAGGCGATCGCCAACCTGCTGGCAGCCGTGGGAGCCACGCAGGGCGAGGTCGATGCCGCCATCCGGCGCATGGATGAGAGGAATTGTGAGGGGGGGCGTCTGTGATGAGTGAATCGAGGGTCGGCGGCTACCCGATGGGGGTGACGGACGCCGCCATCGAGCGCCACTTCGGCGGGGACGGCGAGCCTAGGATGTGCGGGAACTGCAGGCATTTCCGCGGCTGCGACATCCACGTCGACTACGGCTACTGCCACCTCAAGTTCGAGCGCGCCTACGACGAGGAGGCGCCAGACCGCAAGGAGGGGCGCCGGATTCTGGCGAAGTGGGCCGCGGCGTGGATCACGGGGAACCTGCTGTACTGCGAGGACGAGTGCGGCGAGTGCCGCTGCTACGAGGAGGATGAGTGATGAATATCGAGCTACCCAAGGACGCGGAAGGCCGCGAGATTCCGCTGGATATAGACGCGCTGTACGACA